CTACCAGTATACATTGTACCTTGAGGCTTGTAAACTTGACCAACATTTTCTCCACCAGGGTTATATATACCGCCACTTGTTCTTGGTCTTCCTATTGCCATGTTATATCCTTATCTAATAGAAAAAATTACTTGCTACGATTTATAACTTTAACACTTCCCTGAGAAGGTCGAGATGGTGGTTTAGGTAAATTTTTAGGAGAGCCTTCTTTACCAAGTTTTTTAATTTCATCGGCAGTTTGTTTTGTACCTTTATAGCCAGGGTTTTTAATAACTTTAACAGATGGAACAACTGGAGTATTGTAAACTGGATTAACGTTCTTCCCAGCCTTACCTAAAATTCCACCTGCTGCTCTTGCTACTGCTATTCCCGCTGCTAATATTCCTGGTGCTGGCATGTTATATCCTTATCCGTATTGTTCGGCCCATTGTTCTGAAAAGGCCTCATCTAGGTTGATTGTGTATCTTTGTGCTGACTGTGCTCTAGTTGTCCATCTATTAGATGAAAACTTTTGTAAGTGATTTGTTTGTTGCATGAACTCCCGTGCTCTAAGCACAGCAAACCATAGTGCCATAACGCAGTCAGTCTTGCCCCTGCTATTAGGTTTCCAAGTTATCAACTGCTGAGTAAGGGACTTAAGTCCTTCAGAGTCAGTAGTAGATGGTAGTTCAATCATATTATTCTTTTGGAACTTTTCTTCTCGTATGGTTCCAAATAGGGTAGACATAGATGCTACACCAAATGCTGCGTCCCACTTATTTTTGTTAGTAACATGAGATTCAAGTCTTACACCATACATACCAAGCCATTGCCGCAGGTCATCATCTAATGAGTATGCCTTCTGGTGGGCGTTGATTTCTACTCTAAATTCTTGTGGCTTGTATTTCAATACAAGTTCTTCTATCGTACTTCTAATCTTTTGTGGGTTCGGTTCACCCATGTTAATACAATCTAAAACATATATTCTAGAATCTATTCTGTTATAAGTAATTACTACGAAGGCTGCATGAGCCTTGTCTCCCATCGCTGGGTCAAATCCAATAATTGTGTAACCTTCAACTGCAGTCGGATGTCCCACGCCGCCTTGGCGCAATGGACCTTTTCTGCGTTGACCGTTGGTACTACCTTGCACCAAAGCGGGTGGGAAGATGGAATCTTCTTCGACATCCTCCTGCTGATATACCAAGGCCCATGTTGATGGTGTTACCTCGCTACGTCTTCTCTTTAATGCTAAGCCATCCCATTTCGGGAAGAGTCCTTCTTCGTCAGGTTCTTCAGAATCCCCATCCCAAGGAACATCCGATTTAGGCCAGAGCGTCTTCCAGTCTTTAGGGTCTTCCGAATATTCCAAAACAGCAGGCATGCCCATATAAGTAAAAGGGCTTTTACCACCAGACCAGTGCTTGGTCTCACGGAGTTCTTTGTAGAAGTCTTGCGCTGCAATTCGTGTCCCTACGATTAGTAACTTACCATTTTTACCCAGACGGGTAATAACTTCTTTTTGTAGCCAGTTGATTTGCTTTTCCCATTCATGGGCGTTGGCTGTTGTAATACAGTCATCAAGAATGATGAGGTCAGCACGTGCTCCATAAATCTGCCCACCCATACCAAGTGCTTGGATGGTGGGGTCCTTCTCGCTAGAATTTCTAGCATCGCTCCCAAGGTAAACGGTGTCAACTCGCCAAGTGTCTGAATCTTCTTTCCAACCACCTTCGGGGCCAAAAGTTGTTTGCAACTTTAACCAGCGTGGATGGGAGAGTCTCTGCTTGATGGCGTACACGAATTCACGTGCCTTGACCAGCGTTTTAGAAACCACGATAATGCGGATATTTGGATTGAGAGCGATACGGTATGTGGAGTAGTTTACGGTGACTACCGTACTCTTGGCGTGCTCAGGTGGCACGTTAACCAATAGACGGGCTGGGTCACCCTTTTCGTAAACCATACTAGGGTGTAGCCATGAAGGCTCTCTGTCCTCTAGTAAGTCAATCCAATCTTTGTGGTGTGGAAATAATCTTTGATTTAAAAATATCTCAGAAAACTGGGGGAAATCTATTTCCTCTTTTGGGATACCTAGGGCTGCTAAAGAAGCATCCTTTGCGGTGGCTTTAGCCTCTGTCAGGTCGGCTGCAAACTTCTTGTCCCTAAGCATCCAGATTCTGACGGTATCTGGTTTCTTACCACAGATTTCCATAGCCTTATGAACAGAGTGGCCTTCGGCCACCAAGGCTAATACTTTAGCCTTTGCTCCTGCCATAGCAAGGGATTTGGGGTTAGTACCCCCTTTATCAAAACTCATAGTCCTGTCCCGTTTTCATTAGTTGTAACAGTTGTTAGATACAGTCTGTAACGCAAGTCCCCCAAGGACTTGCTACTGTTAAAAAAAGAAACAGTCTCTATACTGTTTAATCCGTTCAACAGCCCAAAACGAACACTTTTATTTAAAGTATTTTTTTATTAGCCAAAAAACCAGTACAAAATAGGACAAAAGGATACTAGTATGGGGGATATACTTTGTACGGGAAAATCTTTTATGTAGATACATATACTATCTCAGCCCAGTATTAATCACTCTGGGGTCAAGATTAGTACAGTATAAGACATTACAGAGCCTACTTGTCCAGTACAGAGAGACGCTGAGCGGATAGCAGTCTTCGGCGCCAGTGCAAGCACAATGGGCGCCTCAGTTAAAAATAAAAACAAAACCTCAGTGGCTGGCAGGTGGTACCTGCTGGACGCACCGTCCTGACAATGCTAACGCATTGAGGACTTTGATGGTCGGACCGCTATCGCCCGATGCGTTCCACGCATCTCGTCTGTCGTTCTTCATTCCTCGGCTCTTCGGCCTCGTCATGATGTCTCGCCATACTCGGCTTTACTCGCCCTATGGGGCTCGGCTCTCGCCAGACCGTCAAGCGTGTCTGCGCCACGCTAGCCGTTCTCAGGCTCGTCCTCCGCAGTCGCCTTCATCGTATCATGACCGTCAAATCGTTCGCAGTCCTGCTTATTCAGCAGGCCTTTGCGCTCACGATTTCTCTGTCTGCGTCCCGCATCCTGGGCTGTCGCTATGCGCCATCCCCGCCCCTTCGCTATCCGCTCAGGGTATGACGACGGCTATTCGCTCCTATGTCTTCGCTTCGCTCGCCATACGGGCGCTAATAGCCTACATGATACTTCTTCTGGCGTAAGTAAATTGGTTGATTATAGAAAGGAGATAAGATGAGAAAATGTGACAAATGTGCATTTGATATAGATGCAATATCGTCCATTGAATGCATTGACCATAAATGGCACAATGATTCACTAGACGATATGTGTTGCTTATGTGGTCTAGACGCTGAAATACTTGTTAAGTAAGTGATAGTCACTGCCCATGCAAAGCGCACGGGCAGTTCCAAGAATAGGAGATAGAAATGAATAATGAAATCATAGTTCAAAACCAACTTACCCTAATGAACGAATGTTTCCATTGTCAAGAACTGAATGAACTATGCGCCGACTGCCTCGATGCCAAAGAGGCACGAGACGCAGTCATCGCCAACCAGTTGGTTGATGATGAGATATATGAACATGCAATGGCAAAAATCCAAGATGAGCCTTCGGCTCATGACTGGATTTCCAGTGAGGTAATCGTTCGAGAGGAAAAACCTACACTCTCGAATTGGGATAGAACTCAAGGCGAATCTATCTACACCATGAGGACTGAGTTCTTCGAACAGTCCTCCTGGTTGATAGATAGGTTATTCGACCTTGATGAATCAATGGAAGTAACCAAACATGAGTGCATATGCTCAGTATGTCACTACACAATCAACAAGCACGCAGTTTGTCCTAACTGCAACTAACTAACCAAGGCGGCTCCCCTCCACTACGTGAGAGGGGAAACCGCCCCAATCTGAACAGGAGATACACAAATGAATACATTCACATACACAGAGTCAATCCTGAAAGGTGTCCGTGATTACCAAACGGTAATCAAAGGCACAGTGGTTGACCGCAGGGACGATGTACAACCAGATGGTTCTACAAAATCCAAGTTCGTTGCTGCTCGTCAGGTAACATTCACTGACCCAGTTTTGGTGGAGTTCGTTCGCCAAAATTTCAATGCAACATCCGAGTTCAAAGTCAATATCACTGGCTATGAGACCAGCACTTACTCCGAGAAAAACGAAAAGTGGTACGATAACAAAATCGTTACAGATATAGTACTAGTATAACAAACAGGCAGGGTGGGGGCTTAGGCTCTCACCCTGCCTACTATTTTTTTTGCAGGCTGAGGTAGTTGCTACGGAGCGCTACTAGTTGAACCATACACAGTACGAGTCGAATTGGAGATAGCATGGCAAGCAATGACAGAAAGAACGGCAAGGCTTACAAAAAAAAGCCTAAGGTTCAAAAAAAAACAGGCAGGACCATTGGTGGATATAGCCTAAGCAAGTTGGCTATTCGTGCAAAGAAAAGAGGAATGTAATGTATCTAGATACAAGTACGATGATTGGAATTATCATAGCCCTGGCTGCAAGTATGTTGACAATAGGCTATAGCATCTATATAATCAAGACACAGAACGAAATCATTCAGCGCATGAGTGATGCCAGAGCAACCCAACGCAAGATGGAAAGGTAGATAGCAATGAGAACAGAACAAGAACTACTTAAAATCAAGGAAGCATTTGCCCTTGCAACAATGGATATGCTTGATGTGTTTGACGAGTTGCTTGCAACAGGCAGGCTATATGTAAACGATGAGCCAACCATTAATGACCTCGCCAAAAATCAGGATGAGTCCAATGCTTGACGAGGATACTCCCCAATGGGAGCACACCGTGTGGATTCTAGCCAAAGTTAGATGCCGAACCACACATATAAATATAGATACAGCAGGTGATGAAGCCCTTGATGACCCATCAGAGTGGCATGTGTTAGAGTTTGATAAGGGTGTTAAGCACAGCCAAGAGATTGTAAGGGTGAAATGATTGAACAAATCTTTGCAAGTTCATACCTCACAACAACACAGTCTTGGACATTCTTACTACTCTTTGGATATATCACATGGAGGTTTATTAGATGAAGAGATTGTTAGCAGGGTATTTAAGTTGGCTACTAGCCTTCTTGTCAATACCATTCTTTCCCAGTCCAGCATACGCAGTAGCAGTAGCAACACAATTGCAGGACAACTGCATAGACACATCTACGTGGACACCACGAGTAGCCAAGGCATACGCCAAAGCCTTGATGAAATGGGAATACCCACATTGGAACAGGTCTGAATGGTCAGCCCTTGCAAAACTTTGGGGTAAAGAATCTGCATGGAAACATGATGCAGCCAACCCTAAGTCCACTGCATATGGCATAGCCCAGATGTTAAAGACTAAACCTAACACCCCAGCCCCGCTTCAGATTGAGCGGGGGCTGGCGTATATAAAGCACCGCTACAAGAAACCATCAGTTGCATGGGCACATTGGCGTGCCAACGGGTGGTATTAAGTTTGGCATAGTGAACCAGCGTAAGGAGAACCTCTCCGAAAAGCAGCGTAGTTTATGCCAACTTCCTAAGCATGAAGTCAAACTGCTCACTACTAACAAAGGAGATATATGGCACGAGGAAATGGCAGGACAATCAATGTAAAATTACCCACAGCAAAGGTAATTACTGCATTGCAACAAGCACTAGCCAAGTTAGAACTTGACTACAAATCACAAGATGAAGCCGAAATAAAGTATCAAAAGGCTACAGAAAAATGGCGCAAAGATGTTATCAAGTTTGCAGTTGATAACATATCAAAAGCAGAAAACATACGCACTAACTATCGTCAATGGACTGGCAATCTCAATGTTGATTTTGATTTAACAATTAAAGAGAATATACTTCCAAAAGAACCAGAGCGTGAGTTTGAAATAATGCATGCCAGTACTTACAATGAGATGAAGGAAGAAATGTCAAATGCCATTCGCATCCTTCAACTTACTGATGAACAGACGGTATCAACATCTACCTACAATTCAATAGCCAGGTATTTGTAGCAAGTCGGGCGTCTGCCGACAGGGGCAGGACGCCCTCTAACAAAGGAGATACAGTGATAGATACAGACTATGACTTACTTCGCAATGAAGTAAAGCAACAGTTAGATATACAAGAAGGAACATACAATCCAGATGACCGTGATACTAATGTTCGTATTGTTGAGGACATTCGTAAAGCGATTGACGGCATAGCAGATGGTGTTATACCATCAGCCCAACACATAGCAGAGGTAGCAATTGCAACCAATGCTAACCTACAAATCCGTGACTTTATCATGGGTGTACAACAAGAAAAAGATATCAACTATGTAGGTGAATACATAACATTACTTGGTAATGTTATTGTCAAAGACAAAGTAGTTCCATTAGCCACAGTATTTTGTGGATACTTATATCAAGTTGAAGAAGTAGAACAAGCCAAGGCTATGTTGCTTGATGTATTAAATCTTAACCCAGACTATGCACTAGCAAAACTATTGAACCGAGTGTTCTTGGCTGAGTGGCCAGCAGGTGAGTTTGCTAAAATGTCACAACAACTACACTCTAAAGTTGTTGATACTATCTACGCAATAGATACTGAGGAAGTAACCAATGACAACTGATACTCTTATACACGGAGCCGTACGCAAGAGTGCATGGCACAAAGCAGGCGTAGCAGTAGAGGCTACATCAGCCAGTGAAGTAGCCAGTCAAGCAGGATTAGATTGGTCAGTATCATTGCATGATATCGAGGCTAACTATCAAGTGCCAGGTAACGAATCAGTTAATCGTATACCAATTGATAACAAGAAAGCAGTTATTAAAACCATGCCAACAGGTGAGACATCAGCCATTGGCGTAGTAGGTAACCGCTATAAAGTATTTCAAAATGCAGAAATTTTTGGTGCATTAGATAACTTAATTGATTCTAGTGGACTTAGATACGCAGCCGCAGGTGAGTACGATGATGGTGCAAAAGTTTGGATGCTAATGGAAACTCCAATGGAAATGACCATTGCAGATGACCCACACTCAGCCTTCTTACTAGCCAGGACTAGCCACGATGGCAGCAGTTCAGTCATAATTAAACCAGTGATTGAGCGTTTGTTTTGTATGAATCAAATTAATAAGATATACAAAAACAATAACAAGTATACTTACAGTTTAAATCATACAAGCAATGCAATGCTATCAGTGTCAGAGATTGCCAACATCATACGATTAACATATGATATGGCTAATGATTACACTGCACTAGCAGATACATTACTTGATAGAAAAGCAAGTCATGAACATGCTAAAAATTATTTCAAGCGTGTGTTCCCACTACCTAGTAAGATAGAGGAAGCACCGTATCATTTGTTATCAACAGGTGAGAAGAAACAATTTACCAATGCAATCAATGCTAGAACTAAATCATTTGATATCTATGCTACCTCTCCTACACAGGAGAACATACGGGACACAGAGTTTGGTATGTGGCATGCAGTTATAGAGTGGGCTGACTACAATGCTAAGGGTAAAAACTTAGCAGTTAGCACAATGGCTGGTCGTAATGATGGTGTTAAGACTAGAGCATTAGAATTGCTAGGTGTTTAATGGAACATTTATATTTAAATCAACTTAAATGTTCTTGCTTGCCATGTAGGCAAGACAGAGTAAGACAATGGGTAAGTAAGTTACTTGATGCTGGTATCCCCGCTGATAATATTATGATGGAGATTAACCAGTATGGTGGCAAAGTAATTATCTATTCAGGTAATGAAGATAAAAATTGCCATTGGTCGCATAAACAAAGATGGTGTTATCAATTTAATGATAAAGCATTTGACTGGGCGATGACATGGTGGTATGCTCACGGAGCAAGACAACTACAAAAGGAGATGGCATGACAATGTACTATACAGAAGTAGATGGTACTGAACCAACAGTATCTACACAGGTAGGTGGTATTAAGTATACCTTTACCAATGAATCACTTACTAAATTAATAGAAGAAAAAGAACAACTTAAAATAGAACTAGCACAACTTGAACGCAAGTTTAGAAGTGCTCGCTTTGATGTAAGAGAATTCTTTCAATCTAGATATGAAACAGATAGTGATGAGATTGTATGTGAAGTAGACGATGTTAATAATCTACTTATAAACCTAGAAACTGAAACGTTAACTAGGTCTTGGTCAGCAACAGTCACTATCACAGCCACAGTTACAGGTATAGAAGCACCTAATGCAGAAGCAGCCCAAGAAATTCTTGATGATGCTTTTGAGGTTAACCTAACGGTTGATGGTGATGTATGGGTAGATGATGTATCGGTTGAATCAGTACACGCTGAATCATAATGTGATACACTAATCTTGAGCAGCCCTAGTTTCGGCTATCTCCTTTCTTAGGGCTGACTCATAAAGGAGACCATCATAGAAATAGATAGAGATAGATACGGTAGACCATTAATAGTGCCACCCAAAGGTGGCAAAGCAGTGGCCTATACACGAGCAACTACAATAGCCAATTCATTAGATGATGCATCAGCATTAGTAGCATGGAAAATGCGGATGGCTGCGATAGGTTTAACAACCAGACCAGATATATTATTATCTATTACTGCAGCACAAGAAGATAAAATGGCAGTTAACTCTTTGATTGAAGATGCTATGCAAGTAGCAGGCGCAAACAAAGCAGCCAACATAGGTACAGCAATCCATTCATTTGCTGAACAGTTAGATTTAGGACACGACTTAGGCGTGGTACCACCAGAGTGGATGCCAGATGTAAAAGCCTACGAACATGCAACTAAAATTCTCAACAACAAGTTCATTGAACAGTTCAGTGTGTTAGACAAATACAAAATTGCTGGCACACCAGACAGAGTTGTTGAGTATAAAGGCGAGTTATTTATTGCAGATATTAAGACTGGTCGCATAGACCATCCAAGTAATATTGCAATACAGTTAGCAATCTATGCTAACGGCTTGCCGTATGATGGTGCTACGGCAACCCGTAGTACATGGGGCGAAGTAAACAAAGATAAGGCAATCATTATTCATCTACCCGCAGGAACAGGCACGTGCAAGTTAGTGTGGATAGATATTAAAGAAGGCTGGAAAGGTTTACAATTAGCCATGAAAGCAAGAAAGTGGAGAGACCAGAAAGGTTTAACCACTTCATTTGAATAGGAGAAAAATGAGTAGCACTGAAGCACCAATCAGTATCAATCTCAAAACAGCAGGAGGCACACAGATAACTCTGCGTGCAGAAACAGCAGACCAGTTTGCTGACATGATTGCACAAGGTATACATGTTATAACCGATGCAGTTACTGAAGTAGAACTAGCAGTCAAAGGGACATCAGCAAACAAGCCGATGTCAGTAGCAGACATTGCCTCTAGTTTCAATGCAAACATAGCATCCACAGAATCAGGTGGAGAAGAAACAGTAGAAGATAAATGGGGTAACACTTGGGTATACAACAAGCCAGGTGCACCATCATGTGAACGTGGCGTCATGGTTCTTAAGTATGGCAAAGCACAGGCAACTGGCAAACCATACAAAGCATTCTATGACCCAGCAGCAGGTCCTCGTTGGACTGGGCCAAAAGTTCCAACAGAACTACGTACTAAGCCAATCTTTGCTTAGTATTTTATAGTAAATGGGGGCTGAGTCGTGGTGCCAGCCCCCATCTATAGTAAAGGAGAACAATGAAAACATTAATTAGAAGTGTTAACAATACAAATGTAGGTGGCGAACCTTTACCTGCCGTCTTTAAAGTATTTGAAAATGCGGGAATGATATTACGCAGAGCAGAGGTAACAGTAATAGCAGGCACCCCAGGTGCAGGCAAGTCATCAATTGCATTAGCAATTGCAGCCAAAACTAAATTGCCAACTCTTTACTTTAGTGCAGATACTAATGCACATACAATGGCAATGAGATTGATTGCTATGACTGGTAACATCAGTCAGCAACAGGCAGAACAACTAATCAAACGTCAGCCAGAAAAAGCAAAAGAAGTATTAGCCAATGGTAATCATTTGTTTTGGTGCTTTGAATCCAGCCCAACACTAAAAGATTTAGATGAAGAAGTATCAGCATTTGAAACCATCTGGGGCAAAAGCCCAGCACTTATAGTTGTAGATAATCTTATGGACATAGCAATGGATGGACACGATGAGTTCGGTGGTATGCGTGCAGCCATGAAAGAACTTAAGTATCTAGCCAGAGATACAAACGCAGCACTACTTGTATTGCACCATACCAAAGAAGGATATGAAGGCAGTCCGTGTCAGCCAAGGTCGTCAATTCAAGGGCTAGTCAATCAGATACCAGCAATGGTATTAACTATTGGTCAAATGAAACAAGCAGATATGAATTACCTATGCGTTGCCGCAGTTAAGAATCGCTATGGCAAGGCTGACCAAACAGGTAACAACTATGTTACTCTTGCATTCAACCCAGAATCTATGTATCTAGATGATGTTATGATTCGTTATATGCCACAGCAACAGGAGTTTGAATGAGCAATCCACGCAAAGCAAAGGGTTCCAGCGCAGAAAGAGATGTAGTTAATTGGTTAAAGAAATGGTACCCATATGTAGAGCGTAGGATTGCAGGTGCACACTTAGATAAAGGAGACATAGCAGGAGTTAATGGTGTAGTTATAGAGGTAAAAAACCACAGAAAGTTAGACCTATCTGCATGGGTAAAAGAACTAGAAGTAGAAATTCAAAATGATAAAGCATGGACAGGTGTAGTCATACACAAACGAACAGGTAAAGGAGATGTAGGAGAATGGTATGCAACGATGCCAGCAAAAATATGGATAGAATTAATTAGGAAGATTAATGGACAAACATGATGTATCTGCCTACTTAGCACACGTAGGCGCCACCCTGCCAGCAGTCGGGCATGGTTGGCGCAAGATGAAGTGCCCATTCCACGGAGATAAACACGCATCATCAGCCGTAAACTATGAAGAAAATAGATTTAAATGTTTTGGTTGTGAAGCACAAGGTGATGTATATGATTTAATAATGTATAAAGAAGGAGGTAATTATATTGAGGCTATCAAATTCGCAGAGAGCATATCTCTTGCAGGCAACAGACCAGTACGCAAAGGACCTGCATCTAGCAACAGAGTATCTTTCAACTCGGCATCTATCGGTAGAAGAGGGCAGAAGTTTTAGCCTAGGTGTAGTAGCAAACCCATTGCCAGGCCACGAGGTATATAAAAATAGATTAGCAATCCCTTATATAACACCATCAGGTGTGGTTGATATTAGGTTTAGAAGCATGAACAATCACGAAGACCCTAAGTATATGGGTGTACCTGGGGCTAAGACTACAATGTTTAATGCACAGATAGTATTAACAGCAGGTAGTTATGTATGTGTAACTGAAGGTGAGTTAGATACAGTAGTGCTATCAGTTAAAACAGGTCATCCATCAGTTGGTATACCTGGAGTTAATAACTGGAGGCCATACTATGCAAAGATACTAGATGATTTTGAAACAGTAATCGTATTAGCAGATGGTGACAACGCAGGCTTAGAGTTTGGTAAAAGACTAAGTAGAGAACTACATAATGTTAATCTATTACAAATGCCAGAAGGACACGATGTTAATAGTATCATTGTGCAAGAAGGAAAGGAGTGGATAGATGAGCGAATTCGAAAATGCTTGGGCAACTGACGAAGATTTTTGGGAGTTTGTTGGAGACAATAGAAAGTTAGTTGGCATAGCAATATCAAATGGTCAAGGACTAGACATTCTTAATGCACTTAAAGATATCTATACAACAATAGAAAAAGAACCAGAGAGTGCTATGCGTATGCTTACACTACTAGGTACAGTTATATATGCCAGCAGCATAGGTGAAGGTAAACAATTCACGGATGAGATACAAGTAGTATCAGCAATGGAACAATTTGATAGCAGTATAAAGGAGATGTTAGATGAAGAATCCAAATGATGTTGATGTAATACTCAACGAACTGCGTAGTATTATGATGAAGAAGCAAGAAGATTACGGACCTTTAAATATAGCCCTTGCCCCTGGCGGTGCTATGAATGGGCTGAGGGTTAGGATGTATGACAAACTGGCTAGGCTAAATAACATGGCTGGTAAGGACGCCACGCCCAATTTTGAATCAATAGAAGATACCCTTATAGACCTGGCTAACTATGCAATAATAGGACTATTGGTGCAAAGAGGACAGTGGGAAGGCATTAACTAACGAATGAATCAAGAGTGGGTACAAGAGTATGATTTGCTTGTGTCTACGCTTGGCATGGAATATTCCAGAAAATATTCTATAGTTGAACCTTCAGATATAAAACAGATTTTATGGATGTGGTTTGTTACCCATCCAAATAAATATACAGAGTGGTCTAAGTTACCACCCAAAGATAAAGAAAAACTAATTGCAAAGTCATTGCGTAATGCTGCTCTTAAATATTGTGAGCAAGAAAAAGCCCGTAAGTTTGGTTACGATATGGTTGACCTGTACTACTACGACCCATCAGTTATTGAAGCATTTCTTCCATCTATTTTGGCAGATAGTTATGAGATACCAAGCAAGATACAAGACCTTAACTTTAAGTTCGGCAAATCAGGAGAAGTAACAGACGGAAACAATTGGCTAGTTCTTAGGTCAGATATTGAAAAAGCATTCAACAAGTTAGCAGAGGCTAAACAAAATATTTTAAGACTAAGATTTACAACGGACAAGTATGAGTGGAATGACTTAGCCAAAGAATTAAACACATCTGCTGATGGTGCACGTATGAGAGTTAGCCGTGCAATTAACTCTTTGATTAGAGTACTGGGTGGATGGCGTACTTACAACGATACAGATAACTTAGAGGCTAAAGATGAAGAAGAAGAAGATGACACAAGAGCCTAAAGAAATAAAAGATTTATTTAAAAAAGATTACAGCAATGCTATGGACCTACGTGGTAATCC